AGTATCTCTCTATACTTTTCTACAAATTTGAAACGATCTTGATGAAGTTTCTTGCTCCAATTTGTTTGCCGATCCAGCTCACGCATCTGATCGAACCCTTTTTGAATTTCGTTGTAATAAAATTCAATGTTTGCTGCTGCTTTCCAATGCCTGCTACTTCGCACTCCTGCTCCTGTTTCAGCCATTTCTAACTTAACTAATTCAGCTCGTTCTTTTGATTTTTTATCTTTCTGAATCTTCATCATGATTTTCTTGAGGATGATGTCACTGTATTGTGTAATGAGATCCATTATTTCTCCTCCATATACCTAAATTGTCGTCCTTTTGAATCAATCCATAAGCTCCTAGCTCTATCCCAGATAATGTTTTTGCTTAATCCAGTAATTTCAGATAACTGTTCAGCAGTACCTGTTACTAGAATTCGATCACCATGCCAGATTGCAATTTTTCTCGGCGTTTTCCGTTTAGACTTTTCAGTCCACATTGATTTACCAAGCTTTTGGACTTCTGCAACTATTTCTTTGTCTTCTTGCCAATTCTCAGAATGTGTCAGTTCGATGATTCGTTTCATTGCAGCCTTCTTATCCACGCTCATTCCTCCAATCTACGAATTTCCCTTCTTAAATTCACTATGTGTAAATCGATTGCCTTCCTTGCCGTTTCATTGACCATCACTGCCTTTGTTCGTTCCAGATCGTCAATTTCACGTTGAATGCTTCGAATACGCATTTGAATCACTTCTTCTGTTGTCATGATGGACCACCTCGTTAAAAACGCTCTTCCTTGAACGTATTCCGATATTTTTTGGCTAATATCAACGGCACTTGATATTGATGACAGAACAACTTTGCCTTGATCTTAAAGTCTTTTGTCTGCATTCCTTTGACATCTACGACTTTGACAAGTTTGCCGTTTTTATAAAATGTGAAGTCAGGAATATACTCGATCTTGCGATACTTCTTTCCGTCTAGTTCAAATTTCGGCATCAGCTCAAATCTTTCCTGAAGTTTTACTTTCCAGCCGTTCGCTTCAGCTTGCCACAAGGCTAGATCGTAATACTCTGCTTCCGCGATAGAATCAAACTTGATACCTCGATGAACAGTTTTTTTATTACGGTATTTATTCATGCGATACTACCTTTCACTGGTTTTATGCGCTTGTCTGCTGTTTGTTGGAATTTCAGCGCATAACCTTCTGAATTCTTAAATATCCTAGAAACAATTCTTTCGCCGTAGGCTTCTCTTAGTTCAGGACCAGATAAGTTTGTTGTGATGATCGTTGCCTTGTTCTGTCTGGCTTCTAAGAGCGTGTTTAACGTGTTGTTTGTAAACTGCCTACTATTCGATACCCCGCTACCTAATTCAGCTCCAATATCGTCAAAAACCACCAAATCAGTTGTTTTGATATCGGCTATAAGCGATCCTTCAATTTCTTTTCTCAGTTCAGCATTGTTATAAGAAAACTTTATTTGCTCTAATAACTCTTGATAGCTTATAAAAAGTATTTTCTTGTCATAATTTGAGCGCTCAAGTATTTCCCAAGCTGTCGCCATTGATAAGTGGCTTTTTCCGCTTCCTGATTTCCCTGATAGAATGAAATGTGAAGGATGATTCAGTAGGACATCATTTACATAGCTTTTAGCTCTTTCTAAAGCAATTTTCGTTTCTTGGTCCACTACGTGATAATTCTCCATTTTGCATTTAAACAAAGTTTTATCTGTTAAAACCGAACCATTTTGAAAAAAACTCAACGCTCGTGCTTTTAAGCTGTCGTTATATATCCGTTCGGTCTGTATATCCTCTTTCACACGTAACGCTTTATAACCACAACTCATGCATGTTGGTTTACAACGTTCTGAACCATCCTTATTTTTAGCTCGCCAACTATACAAAGGTTCGCTACATTCTGGACATTTTCCGCTTTGCACTAATACTCTTCTTATTAGTTTCTCCATAGCATTTGCTAGGCTTTCCATGTGATGCATCTCCTTTTTAAATTGGCAAGTCGTCATATTCACTAGGATTGCTGTACTGTAGTTTTTGACTTTGCTTTTTATGATTTTTCTTGTCTGCTTTGATTTCGAATTTGAGCTTCTCAAATTTTTCTCTCAATTTCTTAGCACTTCTAATATTTCCAAACCAAAATTCATTTGTAGGTAGCCAATTGATCACATACTCAATCGCTTCTATAGACGCTTTGTCTCTTTCTTCAATCAACCTGATTGTGTCTGCCCATTTTTCGATATCTACTTTATTCATTTCTTTTGGAAAATCTTCAGTTAAATTACTTTGCAATTTTTTAGCAAGGCGTAAGTGTTCGTCAGAATACTTACCTTTCTTTTCTTCTTTATCTATATCTTTATCTTCTTCTATATCTTTATCTGTACCGTCACGTGACGTCACGCTAACGTCATTTTCCAATTTGAGACGTTCCTGTCTCTTTCTTTCCCTGTATTTACGGTTTCTTTCAGCATTTTTTAGCCTTACTTTATCCATACCCTCGATATTTTGATGTTTTTCCCAATTACTGATGGCAATTAGTCCATCACTGCTTAGATCAATCATGTTGAAATTTGCCAATGTAGTTAGCGCTAAGCGAACCGTATTTACGTTTTTGCCAAACAATGTAGCAAGCATTTCTTCGGTATAAGGCATGTTCCTCTGGATATATATCAGACCATCGTCGTTAGTCTTTCCTGCTAAAACTAGTAATCGAATCCATATAACGATGATGGCATCCGACTCAGGAACAGCTTGAATTAATCGTATTTTTTCATCGTCAAACATAGTAGTTTTAAGTTTGATCCAACTTATCTCAGCCAAATTTATCCTCCTATTCTTAACTTTTTAATCGTTTCATGACTTAACTTGATTCCTTTGATTTGATATTTATTTTTGAAATTGATCACACCTATTTTGTGTTTCTCTGTGTGATGGATTCTGCAGAGTGCTGCAAATGTGTACTCTGAATGATCAACTTCTTTGCGCTTTCGTCTTCCTAGCGCTTTGTCAAAGTGATCGATGTCAACTCCTGTTTTGCCACAGATGCAGCAGACTCTTTTTGTAATGCATTTGTAGAAGTAATATTCTTGATTCGCTGGTAAAATCTCATAGCCTTCTTTGAAAGGAATATGATGTTCAAAGATGAAATCTAAGATGATATTTGCTAAGACATTAGCATCACTCACAGTTGTATTCGATTCGTCTTTGAGGCTTATTTTGCGCCCTGTGACGCCTTCAAAACGGAAGTAGAAGAATTCCTTCCAGAAGTCCGTTGGCATGCCTGTATCGATGAAAATATCGCCTATGAGTGCATAGATGAAGTTTCGTTGCTGCACAGTAAATCGACGTGGATCAATAAATCGAACTTCAATAATCCGATCACCATCATATCCGTCGTACATCGTCTTCAAACGTTCGATGTTCACTTCTTCATTAATAGTTGCACCTATGTCTTTTCCTTTGAACTTTTTCAGAACCGCTGAATATGAATCGATTAATGGTTTAAACACTCATATCACTTCTTATCTAATTCTTTTCTCTTAGCTGCTATTGCTCGCTCCATCAAGGCACATTGCTCATAGCTTAACTGTTCAATAGTTTCAACGTTATCAGCTAAGAGCCCTAATTTATCTGTCTGCTCATTAACATATTCAATTAAGGTTTTGGTCATATCTTTACCCATCTGCTCATTGAAAGCTTCTAGAATCGTCTCTAGCATATTTAATTTCTTTGTATCGATTCTAGGTGGTGTTGGAATATCTTCCCCTTGAAATACATATAATCCCAGTCCGTGTAGAGCCAATGCTTTCACAAAGCATCGCTTCAATGAGTTATTGATTTGCATTGCATTTGGTTTAACAACTGGTTGGTTTCGATAATCTAAAACAGGAAATAATTCGGTTTCCGTGTGTCCTTTAACCGTTACCGAGACAGATACATAAGTACCTGTTTCATCCATAAGAAAAGGTTTATATTCCTCAACAAGAAAGTCTTGATGAGTTCCAGAAACAACTCTGTAGTGTTTATACTCATTAATAGTTACCGTTGCCTGTGGATCATTCTTTTTCATAATCTCCCACGCGTGAGCCCAAGATAAATAATCAAAATTTCCTTTTTTCTTGAGTATTTTATTTAATTTGCGACTAAAAAGTTTTTCGAAGTTCGTTGTCCCTTTGCTTTCACTCATCAAATTCTGCCTCCATTTCAGCAATGTATTTCTTACCTGGTCCGTAATAAGAGATATCGATCAAGTTATCTCTGTCATACTCTTCTAGCGCATCAATCAAGCCATCTTCGATGACATAGATATATTCAGGTTTTTTGGACTTCCTCGATAAATGGATAAGATAGACATGATCCCAAATACTCACAAAATTTCCCAAATCGTCTTGATCACATGCTAGTTCTTCATCCGTCAAAAGATTACGTCTGATTTTTCGATTGCTTGTTTCCTTGATATTCGATTTGCCCCAACTAGGATCAGTCAAATATTGATCTAGAGTGGAAAGTTCTTTTTTCATGTGGTAACATCTCCTTAGATGTATTTTCTTTGTGACTCATTGCTTTGGTCGGCTGAGTCACTTTTTTATTTGTTGCCATGCTTTTTGCTTATCAATATGTTGTTGGCTTAGGATGCTTGGTTTATTGTGTCTCCACCAGCGATTAGCAATTACCGTCCCTATTCTTAGCGCTTCAGCCCTATTCATTTTCATCACCGAAAAGTCTTTGTTGTCTGTTCAGTTGATCGATTTCCATACGGATCGCAGTTTCTGGTAACCACATTTCAATAAATGAAACAGCATCATCGAATCTCTTACGAGGTAACTCGCCATATCTTGGGATTGAAAAGGTACGTTTAAATTCAGACCAAAATTTTGAGAATACTTTTTTACTGATTTCTTCATAAGCTCGGCTTTCTTTACCTCCTAAAACTTCCATAACTTTCATATTTCCTTTTTGCTTAATTTCAAACTCTTGTTGTCCGCTAATTCGCATAGTATCTTTAAGCATGGAGACATCTTTTTTAACATCTTTCATTTCTTCTAGTTGGTAGATCATCATGTCTTCAATTGTTTGAGGAACAGTATTCTTCCGAATAACATCTTCCATTTCGTTGAAAGCTTCAATAAATTTTAGTTTGAAATTTATTGCTTTACTTCCAGTGAATCCCATAGCTAGCAAGGAAAATCCATCTCTATTCATGAAATAAACTCTCCGACTTCTTCCGTATGAGTCTGGCTCGTTCCCTTCCACAAACATCTGTCCAAAATTGGACCCATCTTCAACATTGGCCGAATTTTCGACCGATCTTTTTATTGATTCGATTGCTTCTAGCACATGCTTGTGTTTCTTTTCAAAGCTGTCTGCGACTTGTAAGCTCGTAGTCACAGCTTCTTTATTTTTCAAAATTACTAATTCTTGCATTATTTCTTCTCTCCTTTTTGATATAATGGTTTAAAAACTGGATGGTGAAAAAATGAGTTTCGATAACACGATCACAATTTCGATTATCCTAGCTTTAGTAGCTCTTATATCCCCTTGGATTACAGCGGTTATAAATAATAAGCATGCTGAATCGATGAAGGATAAAGAAATTGAATTACAAAAACACGATTCAAAAACCCAAACAATACAAACAACTTTCTCAACATTTCTCAACAATGTGGGTATTTGTATTGGTAGTAACACTGATAAAAATATATCTGCTGTAAAAGCATCAGGTTATGCAGTCCTGCCATATATTCAAAATGAAGATATAGAGGTTATGAAAATTTTCTTAAGCCGTTTTGGTTACGGCGACACTAATGCAGAACAAAAATCTCTTGAAACTTATTTGATTGACAAAGTATTACCTATTTTGAATAAATCATTAGAAAAATTGTAAGCATTAGACATACTAGAACCGCATAGGATGTATACCAGTATTCGCCGCGTTTTCTCATGTAGTTATTTCCTAAAACGGCCACGAGATAAACACCTAATAAACAGAACCACACTTTAGTCAGCCTCCCTGGTTGGCTTTTTTGTTTTGTACTCTGCAACATCGTAGATCAGTACCAATCCGAATACTGCTGTGACGTATGCTGCTTTCAGCCAATCAGGTACGTTTCCTGTTAGTGCTGCACCGATGCCGAACATGAACAACATTGCTCCAGTTCTGCGTAGCCAATAGATTTTTTTCATTTCAAACTTCCTTTCTGTTGTATAATTTTCTTATCAGCAAGTGGTCTGCTGAAATCTGATAAGGTGGTGAAAAAAATATATGGATGATTTGACTAATGATGCAAAATACTTACTTTCAAGAATGTATGCTGAATACATTCAACGTCGTAAAAATGGCGATTCAAAATCAGTTGCTATAAACTTTGGTAAATCTGATTCTGTCCACGAAAAGATTATGCCTGCGTGGTTACCAGAAGATGTCCGCTTTACAATTAAAGAATTGAAAGATAATAATTTTTTGAATGCAACAATGGCAAGCGACGTTTATTACAATGTTTCTTTGACCCCGCTCGCAATTTCAAAAATGGAATCAAAGTTTAAAGACGATGCCAGCAAAGTTCTTGATTTTGCTGTTAAAGTGAAATCGTTAATCCCTTTCATTTAATCCAAAAGGATCACTTTGCAGTCTTTCAATTGCTTTTTGCATACTATTGACGTTTGTAATAAGTGTTTCTTTTAGCTCTTTATTTGCCTTAGTATCTTCTGCCAAAGCACTAAGGCTATTTGCAATGTTTTCTAACGCCGTCGCAATCCGTTCTTCTGTAGTCATATTTTCTGCTCCTCCACTTAATATTCTTGTGATACTGTATTAGTCAGTTCCTCCCGACTGGTTTTTTTGTTTTGTACTCAGCTTCATCAAGCCCTATAAAGATCCAGACCATGTAAACGATCGTGCCGATTAATGCTGGGATATTTCCCCAGACACTCAGCAGATAAATAATGATTGGTGCACTGAATACGATTGTTGTATTTAGTTTGTCCATAAATTTCCCTTCTTTGCTGTCATTATTTCCGAACACTTACCCGATATTTTATTGTGCTAGAACCCATGCTCTACATTTTTCTTTGTCGTAAAATTTTTGATCGCCTATACGCCCGAATGGAAGTCCTTTATCTTCCCACTTACGAATAGTTGCAGTTGATACTCCGAAGTATTTCGCTATCTCTATTTGCTTTAATACACGTTTATCAACTGAGGCATCTCTTCTTGCTTTTGCAATTTCATCAGTTATGATTTCATGAATGTAGCTACGAAGTGCTGCCTCATTTTCAGGCGTTAAGATTACTTCCATAATCCTGAACCTCCTATCGAATTTTATTTTTCTTTCCAAACTCCATTCCAAAAACTCATGCAATTCTCTGCCGTTTACTAACTGCTCATTCTCCTCATTTGTTGTTACTTTGATTAGTTATTTCATTCGTTTTCCTCCTCTACAATTCGTACATAGTAATAATCGAATCTATAATTCTGTTTGCTTCTGCAGAAGTCTTTTTACCGTTTAAAATTAAAGATAAGTAGCTTTTGCTAATTTCAAATCTTTCAGCAAGCATGGTGTAAGTTAAGAACTTTGAACTTTCGACATATTCTTTGATTTTTTCTCTATCTCGTCGAGTGATTTCTGCAATGTCAGTCACACTAAAACTCCTTTCTAACCAATTTCCTCTAAATCCATTTGAGGGTAATATCCTTCTTTTTTTAGTAATTCGTAGATAAATAGACGCCCTTTCTGTGTCCATTTGGTATTCATTACAATTTTAGTGCCACCATCGGCTTTCGGGATCTCAGTTGTATGAGATTTTGTGTATCCTTGGTTCATGTGTTTTTTGCACAATAACCATTGGTTACCGACTTTTTTCTGAACACCTAGTTTATGAAGTAATTTATTCATCTGTTGTGGAGACATCCCATAATCTGCTGCAATCTGACTAATTGTTACTGAATCTGTAGAAGATAATATGCTATCTAAATAGGAGATTTTCGGTTCGTACTCGGCAATCTTTTGTTCTGCGATTAATCTTCCAGTTCTTTCTTCTTTTAGTTGAGTTGCTAATTGAATGATTGTATCTGGATTAAGCAAAGCTTCTTCTACTTTTTCTGGAGTTAGATAACCTCCATGTTTTCTAATTGCTGGCAACACTTCACTTGTTACCCAACGTTTAAATTTTTTGGCAGAGGGAAGTTTTGATTTTAAGATTAAACTGTATAGACCTGATTCGTTGATGATCGTCATTTTTTGTTTTCCGCCAAGGCCGCCCTGAATTGGGGCATCCTGCTTATCTTCTTCATCTACGTGTGTAGAAATAGCATTTCTTGGTTTTGAGTAACCTAAAATTTCTGCAACGTCTTTCCCTACAAAATATGGTTCATCATTTACTAAAACAGTTCGAACTTCGTTTTGTTCGAAATTGAAAATTTGTGGTGTGTTCATTTTTTCGAATCCCTTTCTTAAGTTCAAATATTTTGAACTTCTAAATTAAAAAAATATTCGCCAATTTCTTCTTTTGGAATGTCTAGCAATTCAATGGCTTTTTGAAGTTCGGTGCTTTTCCATGGTACTCGGTTATTCAACTTTAATGACAAACTTCTTTCCGACAAACCTAAAGCGATTGAAAAATTGTATTGCGTTCCATATTTCTCAACAATTTTTCCCGACAACTTAGAATAATCAAAACTCATATTAATTTGCTCCTTTCCAGTTCAAATGTTTTGAACTTTATAGCCAAAGTATAACCCCTGCATAAAACATTGTCAACATAAAAGTTCAAATTAATTTAACTTTTTTATTGAACTTATGTTCAACTAGGTATATAATAAGTATCAGAAAGGAGACATAATATGAAGCAAACGACTCAGCAACGACTCAATCAGTTAATGTCTGAAAGAAATTTAAAGCAAGTTGATATTTTGAATATGTCTTTACCTTTACAAAAAGAAACTGGAATAAAAATGTCAAAAAGTCATTTATCGCAATACGTCAATGGTAAATCCTCACCCGACCAGCACAAACTCTATTTACTGGCTAAAACTTTAAATGTGAGCGAGGCGTGGTTGCTTGGTTACGATGTTCCAAAAGAAGATAAGGAAAATGGTGTTCCAACCATCGAATCAATCTACAATCAATTAGATCGACCACGAAAAACAAAAGTCTACAACTTTGCGGAATATCAATTGAGAGAACAAAACAAACGTCCGAAAACTACAATTGAAATTCGAGGTTATGTGTCCGCTGGAACAGGTGAATGGCTAGATGATGAAATTGTGGACGAAGTAAGTTATGAAGGCGTGATACCTGAACATGATTTCGCAGTTAAGGTAAACGGTGATTCAATGTTACCGCTTTTCGAAGATGGACAAGTTATCTTTATTAAAAGCACATCAGATGTGCGTGATGGTCAGATAATCGTATGCCAAGTAAATAATGAAGCGTTTGTTAAAAAACTGTCAGGTAACAAGCTAGTGAGTTTAAATAAAAAGTATGAGGATATATCAATCTGTGATACAGATGATTTTAAAATTTATGGCGTAGTCGTTTTATAAAAAAATACCCCAGTCGGAGTTGGCGCTGCGGCTAGGGGTTAGTATTTATTATCATAGTAGAAAGAAGGAAAAGAATATGCCAAGTTACGTTGTATTGCAAGTTGTATTAAAAGAAAAATTTATAGGAAAAGGGTCGCAAAACCTATCAGAACTTGAAAACACTATAAATAGACAGTGTTCTAAAGGTTATCGATTACACACTATTTCCACTACAAACGGTGGTAGTAAAGGTTTCGGTGGTGGCGATAGAATCCAAGCTACTTTAGTTTTCGAAAGTCTGTAAAATAAAAAAACACGCCCCACCGACCAAAGCGAGCGTGTTCTAAGAAAAAAACAAACCTAACAATAGGCTTCTTTACAACTTATTGTATCAAAGAAAAGAGGAGTAAAAAATGAAAAAAGTTAGCGTTATGTTGTTGTTAAGTACTGCTCTGCTACTTTCAGCTTGTTCAAATAATAAAAAAGCTGAATCAACAGATGCCACTTCTAACCAAGAAACAAAAATAAGTAAAACAAAAGAAACAACTGAAACCAGTTCATCTACTAGCAAATCTACATCTAAAACAGATTCTAGTTCAACAGTTACAAGCTCCAACCAAGTTACGGCGGAACCTAGCCCAACAGTTATAAGCTCCAGTCAGAGTACAATCCAAACCGCACCTCAAGAAGAAACATATGAACAGATGAAACAACGCACTTTACAGTCAACTCCAGCTGATCGTGCAAATTGGTCCAACAAAGAGTGGGAAGCTTTCGGCGTGGCCCTTTATGAAAATGGATTGACTACAGATGATGCTGGCAATATTATCAGTCAAGATCAGAAAGAACAACAAGCAGCATCTCAACAAAATCCAGAAGACCAACAAACAAGCGCTCAGCAAGACGCTGACACTTTATCACTTACTGATTTTGTTAACAAATACGGGATGTCGCCTGTTGCATGGAAAGTACAGAATGGAATGTCTGAAGAAGAAGCATTGCGTACAACACAGCAAAAGACTTCCGGTGAAGTTCAATTAGGATTTTCTAAATACGGAATTCAATAATATATTTTTATGCCCTACTATTTTGCCTATAATCTCTAAAAAAGTTATAAAGAAAAAAGCCCGTGCTGCAACACGGACTCATACCTCATTTCTGAGATCACAAATATATTATACCAGAAAAGAGGGAAAGAAATGAAAAAAAGAGTGTTTAGTTTTTTGTTATTGTGTATTGTAACACTATCTGGCTGCGGAAGTACAGATAATACTTCAACTACTAGTGGAACTGCAACCGTTCAAAATGATTCAACTTCTGAATCATCTTCTGTTGTTGAGTCGTCTTTAGATGAAACTACGGAAACTAGTATAGTTGAAAGCGAGAGTCCAAGTGTTAATCGTGCTGAGTATTCTGCTGACTTTTCAGAAGATTGGAAAGGGCTAGTGACAAAAATCAATAAAGTTGTAATCGCAGAACTCACTGATGATGAGGTTGAAAAACAAGGCTTAGAAAACAAATATGCTGTTCAGGTGTACTTCTCGATTGATAATACGTCTGATACAGACTTTAATATTTATCCTGATCAATCTACATTAGTAATTGAAGGGCAGCAAATAGAAGCTGAAATGTTTTTAAGTGATAGTATTGGCGGAGAAATTTTAAGTGGCGTATCAAAAGAAGGGATCGTGACTTTCTCGGTTCCTAAAATAGAAGATGTCAGCAACGTAGCTAATATCCGTCTAAAATGGGAAGCTGACTATGACACTGATAATTATGATGAAGAAAGCTATAAAGAATTTGACGTGACATTTGATTTAAGAAAATAAAAAAACACGCCCACCGTCCAAAGCAAGATCGTATAACTAAGGAGGTGATGCCAGCTATTTTAGTCCGAACACTTACCCGAGCGAAAGGACGAAAAAAATGGCAACATTCGAACAATACAAAAAGAAAAACGGTGAAAAATTGTGGAAGTTTCAAACTTATTTGGGAGTAGATCCCTTGACTGGCAAACAAGTGAGAACTACACGAAGAGGTTTTAAAACAAAAAAAGAAGCTCAATTAGCGCTGACCAAATTACAATTGGAATACGAAAGTAATGGTCTAAATAAGTCTAAAGAGTTAACTTTTCAAGAAGTATACGATCTATGGATTGTAAATTATGAGCAGACAGTAAAAGAAAGTTCTTTCGTTAAAACAAAAGAACAGTTTGCGAATCATATATTACCAGCATTTGGTGCTCTTAAAATCAACAAAATATCGATTGATATAGCTCAAAAGTTCGCTAATGAAAAGGTAAAAAGATTTGTGTTGTATAGAGAATTCATCAATAATGCTTCGCGTATATGTGATTATGCTATTAAATTAGGATATCTACAAGATAATCCTTTTAAAAAAATCACAGTTCCAAAAAGAAAGGTCTCTGTTCATGAAGAAAATACTTTAAACTTTTTTAATAAAGAAGAACTAGAAATCTTTTTGAAATCAGTAGAAAAGAAAAAAGATATTCGTATGTATTCTTTTTTTCGGACACTAGCCTTCACAGGGATGCGCGTAGGCGAGCTCTTAGCTCTCACATGGAAAGACATTGATTTTAACGATAATTATATCAAGATAAATAAAACTCTCGCCAGAGGAAAAAATAGACGCCTTTATGTAGAGCAACCTAAAACCAAAAATTCTAAGCGAGATATACCAGTCGATGATGAAACTATGAACATCTTGAAGAAATGGCGATTAGAACAAAGAAAATGGTTGTTAACATTGGGAATTAATACGTTAAGCAAAAATCAACTGGTATTTTCTAACCAGAAAAACGAATATCTCCAATTATCTAAGCCTCGTAAATGGTTAGAAGTGATTATCAAACAAAATAATCTTAAACGTATTACTATTCATGGTCTTAGACATACACATGCTAGTTTACTTTTAGAAGCTGGTGCAAATATTAAGGACGTACAAGAACGTTTAGGCCACTCGTCTATTCAAATCACTATGGATTTATATATCCACATTACAGACAAACGAAAAGAAAAAACAGCAGCGCAATTCGCAAAATATATCGGTATTTAAGCAGAACGTATTCAAAGACGTATTCAAACAAAAAAAACAGGGGCGAAAACATTGCAAGCAAATGCCTGTATATCAATGTTTTCGCCTCTATTATGAAATGTTATATAAGGAAGGTACAGGATTTGAACCTGCGCGCCGGTATTAGCCGGTTCGCCGGATTTCGAGGAATAGGGTTTAAAGCTGATTTTAAGTGTTTTTCGCTTATTATCAGCTTTTTATTATCTAAAAAAACAACTTTTAGAGACATCCATATACTGCTTGGGGGAGTCAAAAGGGGAGTCATTTTTATATTTTATTCGCATTTTAAATCACTTAGAGTATGTACCCTGTAGGACTCGAGCTTCTGTAAGATTCTCTCTGTAGTTAAGCTCCAATTGATTCCAAAAATTTGAAGATATGCCTAAAACTCTTTCTAATTTTAAGGCTGTTTCAGGTGTAATTGGCGCAGTTCCGTTAACAATTTTAGAAATAGTTTTCGGTGTAATCCCTAACCTCTCAGCTAAATCTTTATGAGATAACCCGAGTTCTTCAGCTACTTCTTTCAATGTTTCTCCTGGAGCAACTACATAGGACATTTCTATATCGTACCCATTTTTATTTGCCATGATAATCCACCACCTCGCTAAGTACGGAAAACCATCACAACTACTGCAAACAAAAAATGGCAAGAGAAAAAGTGAGCATGCCCGCTTCTATTTTCGTAAAAAACAACTTTTAATGGTTTGTAGTCCATTATAGCACCTACATCTTAACTAACTTTAAAAAAGTATACCATTTTTCAAAGTTGATAACAAATATAATTCATTATTATGTACCGCCCCTCAACGTGAACTGAACCCCAAAAGTTGAACTATTTAATGGACTGTTTCCGATATTCTACTGGAGATAGTCCATTTAACTTTAGTTTTATCCTTTTGTTATTATACCACCTAATATACTCATTTAATTTACTTTGAAATATCTCAATTGATCGGAATTTTTCTCGATAAAAAAACTCTGATTTAAGCACACCAAAAAAATTTTCTATTACAGAATTATCTAAGCAATTTCCTTTTCTAGACATGCTTTGAATAATGTTATTCTCTTTTAATTTTTTTTGATATTGTGGCATCTGATACTGCCATCCTTGATCTGAATGTAGAATCAGTGAACCCTCAGTTCCCTTTTTTTTAATTGCTTGTTGAAGCATTTCTTCAATCAGTTTATATGTTGGACTAGTTGATATACTATAACTAATTATTTCTCCGTTAAATAAATCAAGTATAGGAGATAGATAGATTTTTCTTCCTTTTATCTTGAATTCAGTGACGTCTGTCACCCATTTTTTATTGGGTGTATCTACTGAAAAATTTCGTTTTAACACATTCTTGGCAATTTTTCCTACTGTTCCTTTATAAGATTTATATCGCTTTATTCGGATTTGACAGGTAAGTCCCATTTGGGCCATTAATTTTCTAACTGTTTTATGATTGATTGTATATCCTTTCATCTTTAACGCTAAAGTGACTCTACGATAACCATAAGAGTTTCTTGATTCTTTTACAATCGCTGTAATTTCTTGCTTTATCTTGCTATATTTATCTGGCTTATCTAATTTTTTTACCCAGTAATAATAAGTTGACTTCGCTAATTGTGCAATTGAAAGTAATAGATTCAATTTAAATTCTTTTTTGAGCTGAAGGATTGTTTTAACCTTGATTTCTTCTTGCTCAAATCTTGTTCTTGAATCAAGGTTTCTAACTTTTTTAAATATGCGTTCTCTGCTCTTAAACGAATAACTTCTTCTTCAAGAGACTCATCTTTAAGTTTTTTAGGAATGTTTAGCTTGGAATTCATACTAATTTTTCTGCCCCTTTTTTGGCTCTCAAGTGAAGAAGCACCGCCTTCTTCATATTGCTCTATCCATTTACTTAGAGTTCTATTTGAACCGATATTAAATTTTTTAGCAGTTTCTTGGATAGAAAGACCATTTGTTTCCATATATTCTATAACATCAAGTTTAAATTTTGTAGTGTAGCTTTTGCCACCTCCAACCAAGCCTTCCCAACCATGATAGTTATAAATCCTTACCCAATGTCTAACCAGTGTACGATTTATTTGATATTTATGTGCAAGATATTTGTAGCCGCCTTCGTTATTTAAATAGTCTGAAACTACTTTTTTCTTAAAAACAAATGTATATTTCCGCAAAAAAAGCACCCCTTTTAATTAGATTTCTAGTCTAACTTTTGGGGTGCACATCAACGAGGGGCTATTTTTTTATCGTTGCGGAATATTTAAATACCAACGCTTGTCATGAAAATCTTGTACTCCACCTTTAGTATTTCCTGTTGGATCATTTGTAGCACGCATCATAACGTATACTTTCTTGTTAGAGAAATTACGCATGTTGAATGATACATGATAACCAACGTTTCCATAAGTATTATAAGCTTGGTTTACATCTGGTCTATAAATTCCATCAGCTTTTACTCTAGCTAATTCTTTCCCAGTGTTGTAATCCATAATAAAGATATACTCATACTTATAATTAGCGATGTGCCAACCAGCGACGTGCAAGTTCGCATTTTCTATTTCCCCAAACTGATCAATGTGAGAATGATTCGTTCCATCTGTCAGCGTAGGATTTGCTGCACCTGCTCTAGTTGGATCAATGACTGGTTTATCATCTGAAGTAGTTGGATTTTCATCGGTAAATCCATGAGCTAAATCATATGCTAATTTTTCTTTACTTACGCCCATTTCAGAAAGATAACCGTAAGGATCTGTATGATCACCCCAAATATTTTGTGTTACCCATAAATGCGATTTGATTCCTGGTTGGTTATAAGGCGTGTCCAATGTTAATGGAATACCATATTTCATTGCTGAATCTCTAGCCAATTC